GTGGCTGTATCGAATGCCACGTTTTCGCCGGTTATCTCTGTCCAATCAATACGGGTGCTGCCCATCGTGCCGGTGAAATCTTCCAGCAATGTCGCCAGTTCTCTTTGTAGCGTGGTTGCCGCTAGTGATGTGTCGGCCCATATATCAAGCTGAAAATCTGAATCCTTGAGCGTGTTGGTTCCGTCAAACGATTGGTAACGCTGTACACCGTCCAGATACCAGACAAGGCAAGGCAGCGTGGCATTCAATGGAGCCTGTTGTGGGTAAATCCGAGTGACGCTAAGGTTCGCCTTAATGTAAGCAATCAAGTCCTCAATCATCGCGCCGCCTTTTTAATACGTTCTTCTAGCTTGTCGCCAAAGCGATCAATCATTGCAGACTGATTGCGCTCAAAAACCGGGGTCAACCACGGGGCTTTTGTTTGGTTTCTGGTTCCAACCTCAACAAACTGGGTGCCGTAAAACGCCTCACTTGATGGGCCGACTCTGCCGACAACAACCTGCTTGTCGCGTGAAACCCTAGCGCTCTTTTTGATGTTGCGCGATAGATACCCCGGAGCCACCAGCTTGCCCTTGTGCGTTTTGTGGGCCTCAGTACCAACAGGGGCCGATGCCATGGCATCCTTGACCACTGGAGTCAGCGCATAACTGACGGCCGACCTGACCTGCCTAGGATCGGCTGCTGCAATTAACTTTTTGAGTTTTTTTGACAGCTTTTTAGTCCCCAGCAACTGACTAGCCACTGGATCGCACCTCGCACATGCAGATCAGTTCTCTGTGTTCGTTGCCTGGATCAATCACGGACGTAATGTCGTATATAGTTGAGTCGCGCACATCAACCAGCCTCTTAGCCGGTGACAACAATCCAGACTCATAGCGAAACCTGACACGCACACTCACTGCCGTTTGCTCACCCTGAGCAGCAAAGTATTCTTTGCCGTTCAATGGATCGATAGAACAGGAGCGAATGTGATCCACTGTCCAGGTATCGACCACGCCGCCAAAGTCATCAGTGGTAGATGATCGGGTTTCGATCTTTACCTTGTCTTTCAGCCGCCCTGCTCTCATCCCCATTTCCTGTTGACGTTTAACAGTTCGTGGAAGCCCATCGGCAATTCCTCAACAGAAACGCCGGTAATGGACGCCTCGCGGTTTTCGTACAGATGATTGACCAGCAGCAACACGGCATATTTGACGTTTTCAGGAACCGTTGCATAACCGGCTGTTACCGTCACCGTTACCGCCTCGGCCTGTGTTTTCGTGCTGGGCCATGCCTGCCCATCATCCAGCGTGATATAGGGGTGATAATTCACGTCCATGCCGCTGGTGTACAAGCCGACAACCTGGAACACGTCACTGCTCACCTGTGGTGATGATGTGGTGTCATACAGCGTTTGTGACACGCCATCGGAATCCACATAGGTAATCGTGTTGACCGAAATCAGCGGGGCCGGTAGTGACAAATCACCAAACTTGTCAAACTTCCTTACCGCTGTCTGGCTATTGAGTTTTGTCCCCAAATAGCTCTCTGCCTTTGCGGTCGCAGCGGCTATTAAAGCGGTAATCTCTGCGTCATCATCAGAATGCGGAATCCGCAAGTATCGCTTTGCGTCTGTCAGGCTAATTGTCATTGTGATTCCATTAAAAATTGGACGGCTTCGGGCAATTCGTCATACCCCCAATCGGCATATGGCAAAAGCTCCAGCCAATCGGGTTGATTCAAGATGTGCCGTGGGTCTTTACAAACGATTTGCAGCCCTTCTAAGGCCGCCTCCACTAGCGCGGTAGTTCCGTAACCTATTGCTATGTCATGGCGTGAAATCGCATCCTGTAGCGTTTCAGTGGCCTTATGCTGTGCTGGGTGGTATCTGACCGTATCAGCGGCCTCAACTGGGCCTCTCCAATCCGCTAAAAACAGGGTTTTATCGCCGGTTTTCATCGGCTTTGGCTTGGGTGGTGTCCTGCCTTGGCCTTTGTGGAATGTCCTGCCGCCGTCAGGGTTTAGCCAGCCCAAAGAAACATGCTCCGGGTCGCCCCGGTAGTAGCAGCGATCCAGTAAAATGGTTCTGTTGTTCAAGTGGTAACGCTTGGCAAAGTGGGGGCCGAGTACCACATGAATATCGGACTCTTTTACCGGGTCGTCTGTGACTTCGCACTGATACCCGTTGAGGATAAACGCCGCTTTTAAGCCTCTTGCCCAGTGTGTTTGGTTGGGCAGTCGATTGGCGTGAATGCACACTCTCTGACCCATGTATCACCAACCTCTGGATAATCCGGCTTGCCGTGGAATGTCACCACCTTGCACCAATCAGGTAGACCATGACGGCAGTGGTATTTATACGATCCGATCCCCGGCAGCTTCGTGAATTTGTCGCCGTACAGTTCGGTTAAAAACTCCTGATCGCCCCACAGTCTTTTGTGGTCTTTCTCGTAATCAAAAACCCGGTAAGGCTCTTTCAGCGTTCCGTTCCACGCCATAACCGATGATTGAATGCCGCCATGCCCTGACTGCCCCCAATTCGCCGGAGCTGCTAGAACGTTGTCGGTATATTCCGCCAGGTAATCAATGTTCCCCGTGATGACGGTATCGAGATCGAAATAAAGGCTTGGCCCGTCTGCAATTTCAAACAGTGACAGCTTTTGCCACCAGCCTTGATAATCACAAATTGGCTGAATGCAGTGGACGCCATCTAAATCCTGATCCGTAATGCAGGCGAAAAAAAAAGGAACCGTTAAGTTCCTTTCTATCATCGCCTTGAGGCGGCACACATAATCTGGCGGGTATTTATCCCCCCACAGGACAGAGTAGACCGTTAGCATAGCCGTATCAGCTTAATGCTGTCCTTGGTGCTGCCCTTCAATATCAGAGTTTCGATAGCGTCCATGTGAATCTCTGGCGGCTGGTCTTTGTGGTATCTCGGCCTGTCCGTCATCATCAGATACTTTGCGCCGCTGGCCTTTAGATTCTCGATTGCCTTCTGGCAGTGATCATACGGAAAGTGATTTAACACCCATAGGCACATGATCAGGTCAACCCTGGGGGGAATATCCTTGATCAAGTCGAAAGGCTTTACCGATGGATCGCGTGGAACAAGGTCGTAGGCCGTGTAGTCAACATCGCCAAGGTCGGTTTTCTTGATCCAGTTAAGATCGCCAGCGCCAATATCAGCAATGGATTTAATGCCATACTTCTTGATGATTTCAGGAATCCACTGCCTTTGCTGTTTGGTCTCTCTCAAGGTTGAGCCGCTTCCACATGGCGTTTCAGGCAAGCCCCCTGTCCATCCCTTCTGGTACTTGAACACCTCGGCAACAATATCGCTCATAAATCCTTAAACTCGAAACACTTGAGGGCAGAGTCTGCCGTCATGTTGTAAATGTTGCAGGGATTCTGCTCTGCTACAGATTCGTAATACTGAAACAGGCTGTATTCTTTGCAACGCCCTTTTTCTACTCTCGGTTTGTCGAATTTCGAGAACTTTCTAAGCTGTGCAGGATATTCGCCAGCTTGATCAGACAGCCCGTCAAAATAATGGCGGGGGCCGTTATAGTGCATATCATAACCAGCAAGATAAATGTCACGATGCCCGTAATGATAGGCAAGATTAAGCGCCTGGAACCCTGAACTATGTCCAAAATGGATATATTGCGGATCGAGTGAAATCCCATCACGCCATAATCCCTCGATGTGTCGATAGCCATACTTCTGGCAGATTTCAGCATCCCAATGCCATTTGTCGAAGTCTCCAACAACCTGCCCATAATGCTTGTGCCATGAAGGGTCGCAGGCAATCCAGACATCTACCGGGAAATCATCAAACGTGTTATTGACGCCGAAAATCTTGAGTTCGCCCTTCGCGTGAAGCTCCAGTATCCGGTCACGCTGCTTTGCGAGACTTGGGCCGGTTCCCAATACCACACACTTGGTCAATGTCTGCCCTCGGAAAGTTTAAAGCGGTTTCTCTCGACAGGTTGATAACCTCAATCTCTTTGATCGTGTCGAAATGCCGGATATATTGTGAATAATTGCGCTGGTTGCCCACCGCGTCCGGGTGGTCGCCAAAGAAATGCGTTTTGCCACTGCATCCCATGTCGTAACCCAGCAAAAATATCTGAGTAGCACCCATCAGGTAGGCCAGATTTACCGCCTGATAGCCTGAGTTCTTGCCCTGGTGGATAATGCCCTGCTCTTTGCTAAGTCCAGGCTCGTCAACCGACTGCAAAACAGTCAGCCCAAGCGCCTCGGCTTCGCCCGGTTTCCATCCAACGTTCTGGGTGTAAAGCTCACCTTTAAATGCCGCCTTTACATCATCAATGTGGTGTTTCCACCATTTCCGATCACAGGCATACAGGGCATGTGCCCAAGGTGCCAACCGATAAGCGTCATTGACTACAATGCAGGTTTTTTGCCGGAGTTTTTCGCAGTCCTCTTGCGTGAGGCTGGGGCCGGTTGCGATGCAGTAAAAGGCTTTTTTTCCTCTACCACCTCTTTTGTCTGGAAATCTTCAATCACTTTCGTTTCATACTTCTCGGCTACACCGATATCTATTAAATGCTCAGCAAGCGCCGGATCATAATTTTT